CCAGATTGATATTAATATCAGCCGTATCTCTGAGTCTACCTACATGACCATCCCAAACAAGAACGCTAATGGGCGTCCTATTCAAGTTTGGTACAACCGCCAGTCAGGTAACTTAGCTAGTATTCCCCAAGCTGCTTTAGATGGGGCTATTAATGCAACAGATACAACAATTACCCTAACTGACGTCTCTAAGCTTCCTACACAGGGCTTTATTAATATTGGTTCTGAGACTATTGGTTATCAAAATATCGTTGGAAACCAGATTTTGAATGCTTGGCGTGGGCAAAACGGTACCACTGCAGCTAGTCATTTAACCGCTGCTGACGTGTATGTAAACAACTTGCCATGTATTAATGTCTGGCCTACCCCTAATGCTCCTGGTACACAATATACATTTGTGTATTACCGCATGCGCCGCATGCAAGATGCTGGAAACGGCACTGCTACTGAGGACATCCCATTCCGCTTTATCCCTGCTATGGCAGCTGGATTGGCTTATCACATTGGCGCTAAGCTGCCAGATGTAGATATGAACAGAGTTATAGCGTTAAAACAGATTTATGATGAAGCGTTCCAACTTGCTGCAGATGAAGATAGGGAGATGGTTCCAGTACGGTTTGTGCCTCGTAACTCGTTTTATTACAGGTAATCATGCCAAGTAAATTTGCGTCAGGTAAGTATGCGATTGCTGAGTGCGACAGATGTGCGCAGCGATACAAACTTAAGGAACTGAGAATACAGATATTAAAGACCAAGCCATACAGGATTAAGGTTTGCAATACTTGTTGGGATCCAGATCAACCACAGTTGTCATTAGGTCTGTACCCAGTAGATGATCCGCAAGCAGTACGTGAACCAAGACCTGACGTAAGCTATTTACAATCTGGTAATAATGGTTTACAGATTAACTTAACTGGTGTGGGGCCTGATGGTTTTGGTAATCCAGATATGGGTAGTAGAGTTTTTCAGTGGGGCTGGAATCCTGTGGGTGGCGGGTCAAATTGGCCTCAAACACCAAATGACTTGGTTTCTGGTGTAGTTTTAGGTACAGTTACAGTTACAACAACTTAAGGAGTAATCATGGGATTTCGTAAAGCCGCTGATGGCATAACAAAAACAGGTAAAACCAAAGGTAAAAACCTTGGTGACTCAGGCCCAACAGTGGGTATTGAGACTGGTAAGGGTAAAAAAGGTGCCAAATCTGTAACTTCAGAAGCTATGAAGAAGTTTGGTCGTAACCTAGCTAAAGCTAAAAACCAAGGATATTAATCATGGCTAAACAAAAATTTCCGCCTACAGAAACCAAAAATGCTTTTGGTGCTCATGGGCATGCTAGGGACAATGGTCCTGCTAGTGAATACACTGGCTTTAAATATCCTACAGGTGGTGGTAACGACATTGGTATCTATAAACAACCTATGCCTAACCCAAACCCACAAGGCGAAGTCTATAGCAAAGGAAGCACTTTAGACGACGTGCGTATTAGCGTTGGCAATAATACTAAGAGTTACCCAGGTATTAATCCATACGGCGTTAAGCAGATGCGTGGATACGGCGCTGCTACTAAAGGCCGCAAGATCAGTGGAAAACAGGGCTAATCCCAAATGAACTTTACGCAACTATCTGCCGCTATTCAAAGTTATGCTGAAACTACGGAGCAGTCGTTCGTAGACAATATCCCTAACTTTGTTCAGCTTGCTGAAGAGCGTATTTATAACGCCGTTCAGATTCCTGCTATTCGTAAGAATGTAATTGGAAACTTTACAAGCGGGGACCACTATCTTGCGCTACCTGATGATTACTTAGCTTCTTTCTCTTTAGCGGTAATCGATGCAGATGGTAATTACCAGTATCTTTTAGATAAAGACGTAAACTTTATCCGTGAAGCGTACCCAAACGCTACTACAGGTACAGGAGTGCCAAGATATTACGCACAGTTCAAGCCTTATACCTACATTATTGGGCCTACTCCAGACGCTAATTACCAGACTGAGTTGCATTATTACTACTACCCAGTAACGATCGTGCAAGGCGGTATTGCGGCTATTGGAACAATTACACCAGGATCAGGATATACCGATGGTATATATGAACAAGTTTCCTTTACTGGAGGCGATGGTAGTAATGCTGTAGCAACAATTACTGTATCTGGTGGAACAGTAACAAATGTTTCTATAACTAATGGTGGTTACTTTTATAATGTCGGTAATATTTTAAGCGCCACTACTAGTTCATTAGGCGGTACTGGAAGTGGTTTTTCTGTACCCGTAACTTTACTTCAAAATACAACAGGTACTTCTTGGCTTGGTGATAATTTTGAAAGCGTTTTGTTGTACGGTGCTTTACGTGAAGCTGTTATTTACCAAAAAGGTGAACAGGACATGGTACAGTACTATGAAACTAAATACCAAGAATCATTAGCATTGCTTAAAGAGTTGGGCGATGGTAAAGATAGACGCAGTGCCTACCGTGATGGACAACTTAGACTGCCCATACCTGGGCCTGTTAGATAATTTTTTAGGAGCAAGAAATGGCAATTACTCAAGGAATGGCTACATCATTTAAAGTTCAACTTTTGAATGGGGACCAAAACTTTTCCGCAGACACTTTTAAACTGGCGCTATACACTAGCTCAGCTACTTTAGGTGAAGGTACAACTGCGTATACTACCTCTGGTGAAGTAGCCTCAACAGGTAACTATACTGCTGGTGGTAATACTTTGACAGTTAACGTAACCCCAACATCATCTGGTAACGTAGCATACGTATCATTTGCAAATACTTCTTGGGCTAACGCTACTATTACTGCTAATGGCGCTTTAATTTACAACAACACAAACGCTAACGCTGCTGTGGCTGTATTGGCTTTTGGTGGTGATAAGACTTCAACTAACGGTACTTTTGCTGTGAACTTCCCAACTGCTGACGCATCTAGCGCAATTATTCGCTTGACCGCATCTTAATCAGTTTAGTTAATTAGGGAGGCCGTATGGCTTTAGTTCTGCAGGATAGAGTAAGTGTAAATAGCACTGGGTCTGGCACGGGTAATCTAGCTTTAGCAAGCGCTTACCCAGGCTATCGCACGTTTGCTTCATGTGTACCTGATGGTTCGATTGTTTACTACGCCATTTCAAACCAAGCTGTTGGGTACGATACAGAGTGGGAAGTTGGTTACGGTAAATATGTACTTAGTACAGATACTTTGGTTCGTAACAACGGAAACTCTGCTGAGACAGGTGTTTACTCGTCTTCAAATTCTAATGCTTACGTAAACTTCACTGCGGGTACTAACGGATTACAGGTATTTATTACTCAGCCAGCAGAACAAGCTGTGTATCAAGGCATAGATGGAATTACAACTTTCCCAGAAAACTACATCTCTGTAGTTGGGGCTAACGCTACTGCACCTGCTTTTGCTACAACTTTATCCAGCTTTGTTTCAAACATAGATAGCTTTTCTCAGCTAGTTGCTCAAAACCAAAGTAGTAATGCAAATGCCTCAGCCGACATAGTTGCCTATAACAACTTAGGTGATGGTTCATCTTACTTTGTGGACATGGGCATTAATAGCTCTAACTACAACTCTGGTGATTATCCAATCTTCCCAGAAAACTCCGCTTACTTGTTTAGCGGTGGGGATATTGGCGGTACTGGTGCAGCTGGTGAAACTTCTGATTTATATCTTGGTACAAGCACAGCTAACAGTAACGTGGTTATCTTTGGTGGAAGCGTAAATGCTGGTGCCGAGATTGCTACTTTTGTAGCTTCAACTAAAAACGTCGGGTTTGCTAATGCAATCAGCGTAACAAGTAACGTAAATGCAAATAATGTAATTATTACGAACTTTGCTTATGCAAGTGGAAACTTATCTAACGCCTCAAATAGCTCTGTTTTAGTAACTCAGGCTTATGTTGACGCTGCAGTATCTAACGGGTTTCACGTTCACCAGCCAGTTAATTTGGCTACAACAGCCCCTCTATCTGGCACTCCTACTTACAACCAACCTAACGGTGCAGCCAATGGTATAGGCGCAACACTAACCGCTACTGGTGTTGGTTTATTGGACGTTGACGGACAAAACGCTGACCTTGGCTTCCGTATTTTGGTTCAGTCCCAAGCGAATGCCGTACAGAACGGTATCTATACAGTTACTACCGAAGGTACTGGTGGAGCTGCATACCAACTAACTCGTGCTACCGATGCCGATACTTATGTTGCCCAAAGCGATACAGGACTAGGTGGTGGAGATTATTTCTTTGTATCTAGTGGTGATACACAAGCGTACTTCTCATTTATCTGTACTAATGATGGCGCCATTACATTTGGTTCAACCAACATTACATTCCAGAACTTTTCGCAGGTTCCTGTATATACAGGCGTTGCGCCAATCAACGTATCGAGTCAAAACATTTCGTTAACAGGTATTGTCCCTGTAGCAAATGGTGGTACAAACTTATCTAGCTTTACTACTGGCGATATTATTTACGCTAATGCTACTAATAGTTTGGCTAATCTTGCTATTGGCTCTCAGTACAATGTGTTAGCAGTTAATGGAGCTGGAGCTCCGCATTGGAGTACTGTTAATCTAGGTAGCTCAGCTGCAGTATCTGGCTCTTTAGGCGCAACTAATGGTGGTACTGGGCAGACTACTTACACCCTTGGTGACATCGTTTATTCTGATGCTACTAATAGCCTTGCTAAGTTAGCTGGTCAAACCACAACTACCCAAAAGTTCTTAAGCCAGACTGGTACAGGTACAGCCTCCGCAGCTCCTGTTTGGGACACAATCCCTGCTGGAAGTATTACTGGCCTGGGTACTATGTCTACCCAGAACGCTAACGCAGTAGCTATTACTGGTGGTACGCTTGATAACGTTGTTATTGGTGGAACTACAGCTAATGCAGCAACCTTTACTACTGCTACAGCTACGTCTTTTGTCGGTTCTGGCGCTTCGCTTACTTCATTAAACGGCTCAAACGTCTCTTCTGGCACTATTGCTAACGCAAGAACTACAGCGACTAATTTGAATACAGCCTCTGCAATCGTAGCTCGTGATGCGTCTGGTAACTTTGCTGCTGGCACTATTACCGCTAACCTAACAGGTACAGCTTCTTCTGCTACTAGTGCAACTTCTGCTACTACAGCTACAAATATCGCTGGTGGTGCTGCGGGTTCTATTCCTTACCAAACAGCTTCTGGCACTACTTCGTTATTAGCTACAGCTTCTGGTGTATTGGTTGGTGGGACAACCCCTAGTTATTCAACTGCACCGACTCTGACTGGTACAAATTTCAGTGCTATCCCTAATGCAGCGTTGTCTAATAGCTCAGTAACAGTTAACGGTACAGGAATATCTTTAGGTGGCTCTGCAACTATTACTGCAGCTAACCCGTTTGCTTTAACTGCAGGTACAGGTATTTCGTTTAGTTCTGGTACTACATATAACGGTTCCGCTGCAATTACTATTAATAGTTCTGTAACTTCACCGATTCCAGCGGGTTCTGTAATGCTGTTTTATCAGGCTACGGCACCTACTGGTTGGACTCAGGTAACAACCGTCGGTTTGGACGATTCTGCTTTGAGGATTGTTACTGGATCAGGTGGGTCAACTGGTGGAACTACAGCATTTAGCACTGTATTTACTAACCAAACTCCTACAGGGTCGGTAAGTACTACAGTTAATAATACTACTGCAACAATGGCCTCATACACGCCAGCAGGTAGTATTTCAGTAACAGTCGGTGCTGGCACATTGGCTGTAGGTGCGGGAACATTTGCGGTTGGAGCAACAACTTTAACTACTGCACAAATACCATCCCATAAGCACAATATTGGAAGTTATGCTGGTCAGGCACGCTATAACAACAGTGGCGGAACAACTTTTTCTGGTGAAAATCAGGCAGGTGCTCTTAACTACGATGTTTTTGTATCTGATAGTCTAGCTGGTCAGTTTATCCAAAATACTGGTAGTAGTCAGTCTCATACACACTCATTAACTGGTGCCCCAACTATTTCTGGTTCTCCTTCTGTAACTGCGCAATCTTTTACTGGTACTGCGGCGACATTAACTCAAAATGCTCACAACCATACCGCTTCTAGCTCGTTTACTGGCAGTGCATTAACGTTGAATGTTAAGTATGTTAACGTCATTATTTGTAGCAAAAACTAACGGAGCTTAGGCATGTTTGCAGGGTTTCCCTTCGCAGGTGCACCGTTTGCCTCTACTGGGGAAACCTCGCTTGGCGTTTCAATAGATGTTACTGGAGTTAGTGCAGTAGCTAATTTAGGTACTATAAGTACCCAAACACAAAACTTTATTGATGTAACAGGCGTACAAAGTATAGGTGTAGTTGGTGATGTAGAAGAAACTGCAGCCGCAAATATAACCCCCACAAGCGCTTATGCTATTGGGCAAGTAGGCACCGTTACATTTAATACTACCCAAAACATTGACGTAACAGGAGTAGCTTCTCCAGTATTGGTTGGCGACGTAACTACTATTGCGGGTACAGGCGTACTGATTGACGTTACTGGGGTAACTGCTATTGGAGTTCTTGGTAATACTACTGAGACTACTGGTGGCGCTACGGTCAATGTTACAGGCGTAACTGCAATAGGTGTTATCGGGGATTACGCTGTACAAGGCACGGTAGTTATTAACCTTAATGGCGTTTCTGCTATTGGAGCGCTTGGTAACACCACAGAACAAGCTGGTGGAACTGCAAATGTTACTGGTGTAAGCGCAGTTGGTAGAATAGGTAATGTGTCTACTACAGCCACTGCGGTTATTAATTTGACTGGGGTTAAAACTGTGGTTAGACTAAATAAACAAAACGTTTGGGGCTTAGTAGATACAGCACAAGTGCCAAATTGGACAGAAGTATTGGCGGCTTAAGGACAAATTATGGCAACAACGTATTCAAATAGTTTAAAACTAACTTTAATCGGGGATGGAGACCAGTCTGGTATTTGGGGGCAGACTACTAATAATAATTTAGGTACGTTATTAGAACAGGCAATCACTGGGGTTACTTCGATTGTTATGTCAGATGCTAACTATACCTTAACAAACTATAACGGCGTAGTAGATGAGGCTAGAAATGCTGTATTAGTAGTTTCTGGCGCAAATAATGCAGTTCGTGACCTAATTCCACCTCTTGTAGAAAAGTTATATACAGTAGTTAATAACACTTCTGGTGGGTACGCTATCCGTGTTATTGGGGCATCTGGCACTGGGGTGAATATTCCTAATGGTACCGCTTGTCTTGTCTATTGCAATGGTACAAATTTTTATTCTGGTTTATCTGGAACCCCTGGAAATTTTGATGTAAATGGTAATATTAGTGCTTCTGGCAATCTGAGTATTACTGGAACTACAACGCTAACTGGGGCAGCGACAGCACCTACTCCATCTTACCCAGACAATACTACTAAAATAGCTACCACCGCATATGTAACTTCAGCTATTACTGGTTATGGGGTTCCTGTCCCTTCTGGTTCAGTATTCCTTCTATATCAGGCTTCCGCCCCTACAGGCTGGACTCAAGTAACAACTGCTGGTTTAGATGATATTGGCTTAAGAATTACTACAAGTACTGGCGGTTCGACAGGTGGTACAACTGCCTTTAGCACAGTATTTACTAATCAAACTCCTACAATTACTACTAGTGGTTTTAGTGCAGGGGCGACAACTCTTTCTACTTCACAAATTCCTGCACATACCCACAGTATTGGAAGTTATGCTGGTCAGGCACGTAATAACAACACTAGTGGAACAACTTTTTCTGGTGAAAATCAGGCAGGTGATGCTAACTACGATACTTTTGCATCTGATATTCTAAGCGGGCAATTTATTCAAAATGCTGGTGGAGGTGGTTCCCACACCCACACAGTTTCTGGTTCTGCTACCTCGTCAGCTATTACTTTAAATGTTAAGTACGCTAATATTATTTTATGCTCTAAAAACTAATAAAAAACATAAACCATGATATTTGCACTGCCCAACGCTTTTCCAAAAGAACTTATTGCGGAAATCCGAGAAAAAATGAGTACTATAAGTGTTGAACCAGACAACGCTTTTGGTGGTGCTTACAATAGAATGGGTAAGACAGTTAGTTTTCACCTTCCTGAGCTACAAGAACTGGACGCAAAAATTAGTTCTTTTATATCTAATTTTTCACAAGAATTTATAAAACCTCATTATCAACCTCCTGTAGCGACTAGTGATTCGGGGTATGAGTACCATAAGTATGGTATTGGGCAAGGATGTTTAGTTCATGCGGATCAAGAATTTAATTTTCCAAATGGGGCAAGGACGTCTTTATTAAGATTTGCAACAGTAGTCGTTCACTTAAATACAGTAAATGAGGGTGGGGAAACAGTATTTCCTAACCAAAACAAACAATTTAAGACAATAGAAGGTCAGATATTAGTTTTTCCTCCGTATGGGGGGTATCCACACTATGTAACCCCATGCGTTGATGTCGAACGAGAAATATTAATGACATGGTTTGTGTATACAGGTATAAATGCAGTAATAGTATAGTTAGGATAAAAATGAAAATAGAGCCAAAAAATAACTGCCCCCTAAATGGATTTGAGCCATGTCGACAACTTGAGTGCGCTTGGTTTATGGAAATTAATGGGACTCACCCAAGCACTGGGGAACCCATAAAAGATTGGGGATGCTCTATGGTTTGGGTACCAATGATGCTTATTGAAAATGGTAGGCAACAGCACAGCACTGCGGCGGCAGTTGAGTCTTTCCGTAATGAAATGGTTAAAAATAACGAAGTTGGGCAACGTGTTTTATTAGCCGCTGCGGGTGTTCCACAGCAAGCACAAAAAATGATTTTAGAAAGTGATTAATATGAAACTTACAATTATTCCTATAGATGGTTATGTTAGTAAAGATGATATTGGCTACAGCGATTTAGTTTGGGCTGGAACTCCATTAGAAGTCCATGCGCTTCAGTGGGCGGGCAGTTCTGGTTGGATTGAATACAATAATGGAGCCCCAAACGAAGACATCGTTTCACTTCCAGAATGGGCAAATAATGCTTTGGCTGCTTGGGATGCTGCGGATTATGCGGCTAACAACCCACCCCCTCCTACCCCAGAGCAAATCCAACTAACAAACAAAGTTGCTGCAGTTGCGCTTTTGCAGCAGACAGATTGGGCTACTATTGCGGATGTATCAAATCCATCTATAAGTAATCCGTATTTAGTTAACGTTGCTGAGTTTATAGCTTTTAGGAACCAGGTACGCCCCACAGCGATTAACCCCCCAATCACGCTTGTTACTTTCCCTACTATGCCAACAGCACAGTGGAGTAGCTAATATGATTAAAGAAATCCCAGACGAAAAATTAGCGGATGGCACCATTGCGTGCCGTACTACTATTGAGGTCTATTGCCCCAACTGTAGTCGTGATGTGGACGAAGCTGAACTAGCTGCTAAAAAATGCAACGACTGTGGGTTTGATTTATCTACTCCAGAACAGCACGTAGCAGTGGTAGTTGCCAATTTATCTTCTGGCGGGCAAACATTATGAGCGACAAAGATACATATATTGAAACAGCTAAAGAAGTAGCTGGTAAAGCAATCGGCAGACACGGATTAATCTACATTACCATCATCGTAGCTATGGGAGTTGGTGCTTCTGTAGTTTTAGAAGAGGGCAAAATGGCTGCGGTTATGGGCTTGCTTGGTGCATCTTTAACTGCGCTTATTTCGATGCTTAACGGCGTTGCTGGGGCTAACCCAAAACAAGACAAGCCTGAGTTTGAAATCATGAAAGAGCTAATCCAGAAGATGGAGTCCATGGCTGACCGTGATGCTATGTCTGTGCAGGTTGAAGGTGACAAAGTAGTTGTAAAAAAGGGCGAGCACGAAACTACTGTTGGGAGAAGCTAATGGATACGCTTCTTTCAATACTCAAAGGGGTTGCTCCTGCTCTAGCTACTGCCGTTGCTGGCCCTGCTGGTGGTGCTGCCGTTGCTTGGATTGCTGATAAATTGGGCATCCCAGATGAGACTATAGAAGGTGTTACTGAAGCCCTGCAAGGTAATCCAGAAATGGCTATGAAGCTCAAAGAGCTTGACCTTGAGTATGCAAAGATAAATGCAGCAGACCGTGACTCAGCCCGCAAGATGCAAATTGCGGCTTTAGAGCAAACAGACTTATTCTCCAAACGGTTTATCTATTGGTTCGCCATCATGTGGTCAGTATTCTCCATGATTTATTTTGGGCTTGTGACCTTTATAGAGCTACCAAAAGACGGTGTTAACTTTGCCAATATTATTCTTGGCTTCTTGCTCGGCACTGCAGTAGCTGCAATATTTAACTTTTTCTATGGCTCTAGCCAAGGCAGTAAAGATAAGAACAAAGAAATCCAAGAAATGTTGATGAAAAAATGAACGCTAACTTTGTCGCTTGCTTAAATAAACTCCTAGTCCACGAAGGTGGCTACGTAAACCATCCATCTGATCCTGGGGGCATGACAAACCTAGGTGTTACTGCTAGAGTATGGGAAGAATGGGTAGGTCATCCTGTTGATGAAAAGCAGATGCGGGCGCTGACTGTTGAAGACGTAGCACCTTTATATAAGAAGAAATACTGGGATGCTTGCCGATGTGATGATCTTGTATCTGGTGTTGACTATTGCGTTTTTGATGTCGCTGTTAACTCAGGTCCTGGGCGAGCCATTAAATTTCTGCAGTCGACTGTTGGTGTTACTGCTGATGGTGGTTTCGGTCCTGCTACTCTTGCTGCCGTAAAGAAGGCTGAAGAAGAACCAGCTAAATTAGTAGAAGCGTATTGCTTTGTGCGCCTAGAGTTCTTAAAATCACTTAAGACCTACGAAACCTTCGGCAAGGGCTGGAAAAGGCGTGTCGAGGAAGTAGAAGCAGAAGCGCTTAAAATGTTAGGGTAAATACTAATGAGTGACATTTTAGTTATAGACGATGCTGTTAGTATCGAAACCCAAGATATGATTGAAACAACCTTTTTGTCTAGGTTTTTTCCTTGGTTTTTTATACCCCATGCTACTTATAAGCATGAGAAAGATGGAACTATAAAAGGGGAAATGCCCTCAGTAATACCATCTAATGCTAAAGATTTACCCCAGTTTATTCAT